GATAGATACAGCGAGTAGGTCTAAATCTAAAATCTTGGCAGATCAAGGCGAGACAGTTTTTATATGGCCGGAAAAGATTGGCCGTAAATATAAAGACTTTAACGATCTTGCTATAAAGTTTAATATAAATGAAATATCTGCGAAATTTATCGCGGATAATTCTTATACAGGCATGGGAGCTAAAATAGCTCTTGAACGTATTAGATAATTACTTGTATTTAACAAGCAATCTCTCAATAATAGTATCGTATTTAAATACAAAACCTTCTTTTATAGTGTAAATCGCTGTAACTACATTTGCTTCTGTAGCATCTCCAGTCTTTAAATCATCAATCAATCTTGTGACATTATTAATCTTAGATTGGTCAATATTAAGACCTGCAGCATACCCTCTAATATCATCTTTGAGCGAATTTAGCTCGGTATCTACAATTTTCTTTTCTCGATCATCTAAATTATCGTAATCATAGACCATACTCATAATTTTACGGGTAGATCCCTTCTTAATTCGATCAATTATACCAGATAATCCTGTTCCAATAGTCTGCTTTGCGGCCTGCCTAAGAGTATGAGAGCTCCCGATAGGCTTTTTAGGCTCTCTCAATGATCTATCGAGAGCGTTTTTGAAGATAGTTCCTATGCTAAATAGAGGATTAATAAAATAATACCCAGCTCCGCGCTCTTTAGCATCATCTCTTTGACCGGTAACTAAATCATAAAATTTAGTTAATGGATCGAATTTTTCCGGCTTAATAATCACTTCTCTCAAGAAGAGTCTTAATTCAGGATCATCACCTACTATATTTAAATTTAAATCTGCTAGATTTTTAAAAGTATTACTCGCAAGCCGCTGCTTATCCTCATCAGTCATTGAATCGCTTAAAGATCTTGCAGCTGCTTTAATTATTTCGGATAACTCATTAACAGATTCTCTATTTGAAATATTTTGATCAATTTCGTCATCTAGTTGCTTTATTTCGACTTCATAATCAGCTACAGTATCTGTTAACTCACTAATTCGGCTCTCTATCTTTTCCAACTTATCTAAATCAGGGGACTTCTCCTTGTACATACGAGCCTTTGTTTTTTCGAGTTTGTCTAGCTCTTGTATTGTTCCCTGTAGTCTTTTAATTGACACTCTTAGATCATTTGCAAGCTGGAAATGAGGCACAATAACCGAGTTAAATTGATTTCTATACTTAGGGTCTCGCGCAACAAGATCTAAAGCAAACATTAGAGTTTTTTTAGTCTCACTTACCCCTGTGCTGCGCCGATCTTTAGGATCTCCAGTCCGGGGCTTATATTTTTCTGGATTAAAGTCCTCTCTACCTATTGGCGAGCTCGACATTCCTCGCGGAGCTCCTCCTTCCTGCGCTTGCTTAAATCGCATTCCAGGGCGCTCATCTTTAGCCTCGTATATTTTTTTCATATATTAATAACATATTAAGCATTTCCTTCGGCCCAAGATATAATTAAATTAATTATATATTCTTTCTCTTCAGGATCCGCAATATCATACTCATATATATAGTTCTTAATTTCACCCTCCTCCATGTCTCCGTATGCTAAAAAATCTTGCAATATATTTTCTCCTCGCGATTCGTATCCCGTTCTTGCACGGAATTCGTCTTCTAAATCTTCATAGAATTCAGCTGCTTGTTTTCTATCAGGAACCCCATATTTCTCATCATCGCGACGATATGTGCCAAACCATCTACCAGCTGGCTTATATCCTTGACTCTCCCTGTCTCTCTTTTCATCACTTTTTACTCTTTTTAATAGCTCCGGAGTCATTTCTCCTGCATCGGGCCAAGATTCTCTTCTAAGCTGGTCATATATTATTTCATCAGCAATTGCGGCAAAAATATCTTCAGAATCATCGTCGCCATGAGGAGACCCTAACCCCTCGCTGGTAATCTCTTGATATCTGTCATATATATACTTAGCGGCGCGCGATTCCATTGAACTCAGCTTACCCTTTGTTCCATAATATCTATACAGCTTATACATATAATCTGGATCACCGGCTGCATAATCCAATATATCTTCAACGCTTTCATCGCCACTCGACTCCTGCACAACTTTCTTATTACGAATTTCAACAATGCCCTTGCGGATAAAAGCGCCAGATTGAGGATCAATCCAGTGAGCTTCTACAATAATTCTATCCCCCATATCTTTTTCGATAAGACGAGGGGTAACGGGAAAGCCACTAATGGGGGACGGTATACTTATGGGTCTAACAAATTCTTCCATGCTATTATTTAGTCTATTTACTAAATAATTCCGCAATTAAAGAATTCATTATATTCTTAATAAAGAAAGCTTTATGCCAAAGGGTTTGCTGATTTATAATTGATATAAATCGCTGTTGCTCGCACATTTCTAAAAACGTCTGAAAATTAGCTTCGCTACGCACTTCAATCTGACCTGCATAGGTTTTATATTCTTCGTCCCAACGAGAGTCTCCGCGGTTATCAAGATTTATTAGTTGCAAATTACTATTAATAATAGCTTGTTGCTCTTCGCTAAGTTTTATTGATTTTTCAATAATTTGAAGAGCTTTTTTAGGTCCAAATTTATCCAAACCTAAAATATTATCGGCCTTATCCCCGGTTATAGACTTATATAGAGGGTAATTTTCAGGCATAAACCCAAAATTCTCCTTAAATGCCTCTCTATTGTAGATAACCTTCTTTATAGGGCTATAAACATCCACATCTTCCTTAATAAGCTGGAAAAAGTCGGTATCAGCAGATATAACAGTCTTTTTGCCATCGAGTTCACTTGTAAGCCAGAATATAATATCATCTGCTTCCCCTCTTGTTGGATATATATTGCAAACCCCTAGTATTTTAAAGAACTCAGCAATAAGATCTGTTTGTTCATGAACTTGCTTGTTATAATCAACGTCTCTTGTTTGTTTATACTCAGTATCAATTTGTTTTCTTAGAGCCGGCTCTGAGCTTAATCTCATATCCCAGGCACACCAAATTTTATCCGGTTTGAACTGCTCTACATATGATTTTAATGACCTTAGAACAATAAAGATATGGTTAGCTGCTTCTCTATTATTAGAAATCCAATAAGCTCTATGAACTAAATTATTACCATCAATTATTAGATGTTTTTTCATTATGGATAAATTGCTTTTTTGCTATACTATAAACATATCGAGGAATTTTTTCTACAAAAGTAATAACTCCTCCATTAATACCATTTTCATAAAGTTCCTTTGTTATATTTCTATTTTCCATTACAGGTATCGAAAGGAAACTATACGATGTTTTATCTTTTCTACAAAATATCCACATCTCCCCAGCATATGTGCCGGTTTGAATTGCAAATATTTCTCTACTTCTAGGGCGAGTCCTCATCCATTATAAATTGCCTGTTTAAAAAGCTAGGTACAAATTTTTGCAAACGCATTCCTAAAGATTCTTTCTCTTGATCTGTCTTACTCTTTACTATTTCGACCGCTGTGCCATTATAGTCAAAGCCGAGTATTATAAAACACGGCAAAAACTCGCCTACCGTATCGATAATTGCAGACTTACACTCGACTGAATATTTGTTCGTCGATGATTGATCACGTAATGCCTTGACAAGTAATTTTTCAAAGAAAGAATCTCTTACCAAATTGACTTCATAATCATCTTTATCATCTAATCCAGAAAGAGCTTCTAAGTTAGTCATGCTACATGCTCTTTTAAGTAGTTGCTATCATCTCTTAATTGAGAAACACCTTGATTAATTAATTTCTCAACAATAATCTCAATAGAATTAGTTTTGAGAAAAAAGTTCTTAGGAAATAATTTACCGCCATCATCAATATGAAACATATAATCCTTAGTAGATGAATCTTGCAAGCATGTAATATACACGCTCGCTTCTCCTGGATCTACCAAAATAGTCCACTTACGAGAATCCGTAAATCCATACTCATTAAAAATTTTAAGTGTAATAAAATTACAATCTCGTAATCTTTTGACGAAATACCCTAAGGTATATAAATTATTTTTTCTTTTTTTATCATTCATGATACTACAGAAGTAATTATGTATTGTAATATAGATTGGCTAGTCATAATTTTAAATTGAACAATACCGTATTCATTATTAATGCTAATATTAGCCCCTAGATTTAGGGAGCTTAAAGCTCTAATAGGCGAGAGCATTAACGGGATCGGCGTCGTTATAGGGGATCCACTATATTCCTCAACAACACAAAAAGAAAACATATCACTATTACTAATAGTTCTATCTGTTAACTCTGCATGAATCTTATTATCTTGCGAGTAAAGATATACCTTTGTAATCTCAGGGGTAATTAGCGAACTTTTTATTAATCTACCTAAAACCGACCCATCTATCTCAAAATTAACATCGTAATTAAAGGAATTAACTTTATCTATATTAATTTTAGGAGAAGATAATATACCATCCTCATATAAATGAAACTTAAACTTAAGAGTAGACGATTGATATTGAATATTATTAGAGTTTAATATTAATTCAATTTCATTAGCATCAATAACCTTTAAGGAATTAATAAACTTATCGATGTTAGGAATATTGAGAGTCTGGCGTTGTTCATATTCTTTATCTAAGAGATACTGGGCGTACAAAATTGTAGTATTATCAATTGAAGATACAAGTGCAGTAATTTTATTCTTCTCTAAATTAAAAATACCAGTTTCAGAAAAATTATTCAAAGGTTTTAAAAAATTATTAATAAAACCTAGCTTATCAGATAAATTTAAATTCATTTTTTAAGTCTGCCTGGCTTTTTCTTTTCAAGCATTTTTATCACAGTATTAATTTTAACATTTAAATTCTTTATTTCGCTTAGAATCATTTGAGTCTGTTGATTAGGCTCGGTAAAGTTAAATTCTAACTGAAGATTATCAACTAAATCTTGCGCAGGAGGCACAACTGTAGGTGATATAACAGGATCTACCGATGGCATTGGTATAATCTGCGATGCAATATCAGTTACCTCTAACTGGCTCGGAGGAGATTGATAATTATTGCCGAATTTTTGTTCTACCTCAGTAGCTGCCTTTGTAATAAGATAGTCAATGTTGGTATTATTTTTAGAAACATTGCTACCCGGTATAATCGCACTATCGAGTTCCTTGGATTTGCTCATCGCAAATCCAAGGAAATTGGCCAGGGCATTTTTAATCTCTGCTGTTTGTTCCATATTAGTCTTCTCCAATGCCTGCGAGCAACTCCGCTATAACCGGATCATCATCGTCATCATTACTGCTAAAAGTAGAGACAGGAGTACTAACCTCTTTATGGACTACAGGCTTGGAAGGAGCGAGTTCGTGGATATGGTTACTAACTACAAAATGTTCATCAAACATTGCTTGAAGTTCATCGCTAGACTTAATTTGGAAAACGCTCTCAAGATCAAAAATCTTAGAATAGATATCCGAAATTTGATTCTCTGACAACCCGAGATCAGATTTATGAGATGTAAATCTAGACGATACATAAGTCGGATATTCCCCTTGAGATTCGACTTCGATCTTAAGATTAACTCCATTGGAGCCTAAATCGAAGATTCGCGGACCAAACTCTTCGCTATCTTCACCATCAATCGCACGACGAATAATCTTCTCCAATTGCTTACCGTAACGGATAATCTTTACCGTTCCGTTATTCTCTGGATTTTTACTATCATCTACAACATAGACATTAACAAGCCACTTTTCAGTCTTTTTAACAGCTTTGATCTTCTCTTTATCTTCGTCAGATCCGTGCTTATAAATACGATATCGAGCTTCGAGAATAGGATCTCGTTCTCCGAAGGTCTGAGGTGAAATAGCCTGGACATATTGACCGGTAGAGAATGACTCCCAACCTACACTAAAATAGTGAAAGAAGGTCTTGTCTGGCTTATCGAGATCAGGCAACAGCCTAACCGTATAAGTATTACCTACCTCCATCGAGAGGATGTTACTAAGACTAGTTCTTTGCTCTTGATTAGAAAGAGCACCTTTAATACTATCAAACATGGATGAATTGAATTTCTTCATATACTTTAATATAATTATATTTCTATCAGTTTCAACTTTATTTTTATCTTTTGTACAAGTTGTTTGCACTTTGTTGAGCGAATATATCTATTTCGCGCAAAATCTATTTTGTCAAAAAAATTATCTCCGTTCATTAAACGAACAATATCCTTATCGCACACTAATACAGCCTTATCAAACCCGTTAAAATCAAGTAACGGATAAAGCCATGTTTTTCTATCCTTCAAATGCAATAAACATGTAAATTGATTCTCTTGCTTCTCGGTAAAATAGTCGCTAATATCTAATTTGTTTTTATCGCAATATTTTTTTATAAAAAGCAAACTGTCTCTCGCTCTTAGCAACGATTCGGTATCATCCGGATCAAGACTCTCTATATGCTTCATATATCGTACATAAGAAGATATAGCTTTAGGAGTAGCATAAAACGCAAGAGTAATTCTTGCTTCCTTATCTTCGAAAAACGGAGCAAAGAAAAAATCCTTTAAATTAATATTTGGATAGCTATATAACTTTTGAGCTATCTTTTTGCAAATTATAACATTTTCTTGAGAAAACTTATCAAAGTTTTTTCTAATTTTAAAGGGCTGATTTTGAGAAGTTCGCGAAACTATAAGATACTGATTATAAAGCTGTTTTTCAAAATCAGTTATTTCAAAATTTTTGTCTGAGAGCATTTGTTAATATATTTGGATATATATTTGCTTTTGCTTAAAGTTGGATCGTATTGAATAAATCTTAAAAAGATTTCGTAATCATTATCAATACCGGTCATATATTTAAACAAATTTCTATATGTTTTATTTTCTAGTAAAAGTAAGAAAATATTTGGTAAATTCAACTTCTTATTGTGTAGAAGGCAAACTAAACTGCAAAAACAGAGCAGTAGATGGTCACTCTCAATAAAATTTATACTATCTATTGGATTAAATTCGTTTCTGCTTGGTATCATAATTTTTGAAGAGATTTAGTAAAATTTAAAAACGTTTCAGTAATCTGGCCTCCTGCAGCTTCCTTATGCCCTCCTCCATTAGCAATTTTTTTTGCTAGCTCGCTCATAGAAAGATTGCAATTTTTAGATCGCCTAAAAGATACGGAACCTGATTGCGGGTTAACTACGATACCAATATCCGCATCATACATTTCTATTATAGTCTTTGCTACATCATTAATAGCAAACTCCGCTAATGTAGATACGACTCGCTTTTTATTACCGCCTATGGATATCTCACCAATATGTATATCTAAATCAGCTAAAGTCTGCTGCAATTTACGATTATATACATTTATTAGATTTTTCTGTTGAGGGTTAAAACCTGTAAACCCGGTATGGAATACCTCATACATTTTTTGCACTCTATCTCCTGTAAATCCCCAAAAAAGCCGGTTTAAATCTAAGGAAAACGGTATGGTGAGAGCATATGAATCATAATCATCAATTATATTTGCCAATAACTGTTGCTCTCTAGTAATAGATATTTTCTCTTTGTATGTATCTAAGATAAGTTTCGTACACGATGAGCAAGGCTTTACAAGAACTTTAGCAAATTGATATTTGTGTTTATTTAATAAATGACTTTCATGATGATCAATTATAACAATATTAGATTTATCTACTATGTCTATATGCTGACTCACATCAATATCGCAAATGAATATAGTTTTATAATTATGCTGGTTTTGAATATACCAGGTTGTAAAGTCATTACGAAATTTGCGCGGAGTCGTAGCTCTAGCTGGAATCTGCTTTTTAAATACCCAGGATAGCGCGATACTTGAACCGGCTCCGTCCAGATCTGCATCTACCCAAGAAAATAAACTCATAATACCATATTATATAGTATTATTTATAGGTAAGTCAACTATCTGTCAACATCTTCAAGCTGTTGTATATCTCATTAGCTTCTTCAGTATTTGATAAGGTCTCTTCATCAAACTCACTCAATGTAAGCGTAGAATAATCAATGCCAAATCGCTTAACACCTACAGCTCGACCGAAGCGATTCTTCATTATACCAGCATGTATAGTTTGGAATTCAATATCCTCATCATCCTGCCATAGGCCCATGATAAAATCTGCAGTTGCCGCTACTCCTACAGACTCAGATAAGCTATCTAGCCCTGGATTAGACTCTTCAAACCCTCCCCGGTTAAGCTGAGTAGCTGTAATGATAGGGCAGTTATAGATATAAGTCATAGCTCTTAACTGCTCGGTAATATACTTTACTCTCTCATACAAGTTTGTACCCGACGGTGAACTAAGCAAGTTAAGATAGTCAATTACAATGGCGTCAAACTTGATACCACTATTATGAAGTTTTTTAATAAACCCAGATATTTGCTTAGGGGTAATGGTAGAAGGAGGAAATTCTTTTATATAGATTTTTCGCTTTGGGTTTTGAGCTTTTATCTTAAGCATATCTCTTCTTAGAGACTCGCTCGAAAACTGAAGCTCTGAAAGAGGTATAGCAGTAGCATTCGAGCAAAGTCGTCGAGCATACACCATTTCAGACATTTCTAGAGAGATTACCAACACATTATGACCAGATGCGGAAATATTATTTGCAATATTTCCGAGAAATATACTCTTGCCAACATTAGGTCTACCAGCGTATATATAAATCGCTCTCCCATCTCTTTTAAATCCTCCTCCGAGAATCTTATCCATCCATTCCCACCCGGACGAAATCACAGGATCTACTTTATTTAAATCTTCTACAATCCTATCAATATCGCTATAAAGCTCGATTC